CCCGCAGCTCGTCCACGAACGGCTGCGGGGAGTTGCCCGAAAACTGCTTGATCTCGGTGCCAGGGCCGCCGCTCTCGTCAATCTCGGTCGCGAGAACCTTGTCAAGCTGGTACTTGAGCTTGTCGCTAATAACCGCCTCGTACTGCTCAGGCAGGAGGTTGAGAAATGCCAGCTTGGGCACCGAGTAGAACGCACCAGAGACCTGCATGTGCCACATGCAGCGGATGGCATCGTCTGTGAGCGTGCGCACGAACTGCGTGATGCGCGTGCGGCCGAAGGCGTTCATCGTGCCCGTGCCGTCGTGGCAGAAGACGTACAGGCTCGGCTCCTGCTCTGGCGTGAGTCCGTCCTCGGCCACCCACTGCCCCGCGGCCACCTGGCGCAGCTCCACGACGTTGCCTGGCAGGTGCATGTTCACGATCGTGGGGACAGAACTGCCGTTGCTCCATGGGGTGTACTCCATGCGGGCGATGGCGAGCCCCGCGCCCACGATGCCGTCCTTGCCGTCTGGCGAGGGGATGGCCGTGAACGTCTCAGCGGAATGGAACCGCACGACCGCATGCCCGGCGATGTTGCGCGTGACCGTCGCGGCCATGCATCCGTAGAGCAGCTTCGGCGTGAGGTGGCGGTTATAGCCGTTCACGAGGTTGTTGTTCTCGAGCACGGCATCCAGCGCTGAGCGGTCGTAGTCTTCCGGCGCGTTGAAGCGCTCGAGCCTGATGCGGTCGGCCAGCGCGTCAACGGCCTTTGACGGCCAGTGGCACGTCTGGTCGTTGGGCACGTCGGCCCTGCTGCCGTAGTCGGACACCTTCACGATGCCGTCGTAGTAGCGACGCAGCATCTCGTTGTGGGCCGAGTGGTTGTTGTACTCGTCAACCAGAAGACCGAGCCACCATTGCGTCTCGGCGCTGAGACCATTGGCGCTCAGGATGCCGTTGAAGTCTACGACGGCCCTGCCGATCGGGGTCCATGGGTTCGGCTGCATCATCCAATCCTTCCCCTTCTGCGCGGGTCGCGCTTGGTGGTTCGCGCCGCCCACAGAGCCAGCGCACAGGCGTCAAGCCGCTCGGGGCACTCGCCGCCGAAGCCGTAGCCGCCATCCTTGCCTATCGGGCGCCTGGTCGCGCCCAGCGCGCTCTCTGCGAGCGCCGAATCGTCCAGGTGCGTGAGCGTGCCGTCGTTGACGGCGTTCACGAGCATCGCGTCCGCGCTGATGGCGTTGGACGTCCCTGCGACCATGACGGCCGCCTTGGGCATGCCGGCAGACAGGAGGCGCTGGGCCATGTCGGACGCGTCTGCCCTGCCGTCGATAGCCACGGCTGCGGCCTTGCCCTTGCGAGCCACGATCCAGTCAACGAGCCATGCGACGCCCTGTACGGTCGGCTCGGTGCGTATGTACTCGACGTGGCATCCGGTGGAGTGTGTGACCGCGCACGCGAGCGACACGCTGCGGCCATCGGGCGTGAAGCGGATGCCGTAGGCGAGCTTCTGGTGGCTCTCGGGCGGGTCCTCAACCTTGCAGCCGTCCCACGCCTCGTGCGAGATGAGGTGGCTCAGGTCCTCGCGCGTTGCGAACCAGCCGAGGCGCTGGTGGGCGAACTGCTCCGCGTCCTCGGCCTCGTACTCGGCCTCCACGGTATCCATGGAGATGAGCACGCCTAGAGAGGGGTTCGTGCGCTCCCAGATCGCTCGGTCGCTCACGTCGGGTAGCTCGATGCTCGACCCGATGCTCCACTCCGTCCACGCCGTGCGCTTGGTGCGCCCTGCGAGGGCGTCTGAGCGGATGCGCTCGAAGACTACGCTGTTGTCCCCGTCCTCGGGGGCGTTGCCGTTGTAGATGGTCTGCGGGCCCCGGCGAGTCTTGCACGCCGAGATCGCGGAGAGAAAGCTGCCCTGGGCCTGCTTGTCGAGGTACTGCGCCTCGTCGAAGATGAGCAGCGATCCGTGCTGGCCGTTGCCGCCGTTTCGCGTGCGGGCGAGAAACTTCATGCGCGCGCCGCTCTTGAGCCTGATCTCCTCTCGGCCAAGCGCCGTCCTGATGCCGTTTGGCGCCAGGAACTTCCGCAGCGCCTTGGTGTCCATCAGGCTCGCCATTTCCTCGAACGTCTCCGTCGAGGTCTTCTGGAGCTGTGCCGTGTAGATCACGGTGCCGTCGTAGAAAAGCATCTCGGATGCGGAGCGACCGCAGATGATGCGCGTCTTGCCGTTCTGCCGCGGCGCCTCGTTGCCGCACGACGGTGCGGCCCACCTTCCGCTGGACGTGACCCCCATCCAGCACTCGAGAAGCACGGCTTGCCAGTCCATGCTCTCGAAGCAAGCCTCGGAGAGCAGGTCGAGCGTGTCGAGCACGTCATTCGAGTCCGACGGCGGCACGACCATGCTAGTCGGCAGCTGGTTTCCTGTTGCGTAGGATGATGGCAGCAATCTCGTCATCCTCGTCAACTCCGCCCTCGATCGTCGATATGCGATTCATGGTCTCGCGGTACTGCCTAGCGAGCTGTGGCATCACCTTCACGTCCTCGCAGCAGTCGATCTCTGCCGCGAGACGGACGGCAAGCGCCTTGAGCCCGTCCAACTCGTTAAAGTCGCTGGTAGCGTCCTGCATCGAGACTGGAAGACCCATCGAAAAACTCCTTGTGTGTAAATGCCGCTATGCCTCGGGGGGCTGGAGCCCGTGGGTGGAGGGCATGGGGCCACCCTTCTCTCAGTCAGAGAGCGACGAAGTGACTCCTTCTACGCGCTCCACCTTGGGAACTGAGGTCTTCTTGCCTTGCGCAAGCTCCAGCACCTGCGCCACGCTCTTGTTCCCCCGCCATTGGTTGCAGCATCGGTGGGTCGCGTCGACATTGGAGCGAGCTGTCGGCGAGCCGCCCTTGCTGACTGGTATCAGCTCGTCAACCTCGAACGAATACGGATGGCCAGCTGGCAGCGAGTAGTCGATGTACCCAGTCTTGCCGAACGCCCGGCATATCCAGCACGGTCTGCCCTGCGAGCGGAGCCACCTCCGTACGTTGACTCGCCCTTGGTAGTCTGCGTACCGGGGGTTGCTGCTCGGCATCCCGCACCACTCCCCCCGACCAAAAAGAAGAGGCCCCCACGCTCGTCATGTGGGGGCCTGTCAGTCTCGGTTTGCGGTACCTGTGGTTTAGTCACCATAGAACCGCGCACGATACCATAGTAGCGCGGAAAAGGTGAAATGCAAGCGATTGGCGCCATTAGTCGTGGACTACACGAAACGTCCCTCAATGGCGCCATCGATGCCCACGTCCTCCAACCAGTCGCAGAAGACGTCGCGCCTGACGTAGCACGTGCGCACGGTGCATCCCATGAGCTCGGCCACGTCCTCCCATGTGACGCGCCTGTCGGTCAGGTAGTAGGCGTCGATGGTGTCGGCTGTCGGGTCACCCAGCGCGCTACGAGCGCCCTCGACAACCCTGAGCGCGGTGCCTATGTCGCGCTCCAGCCTTTGGTACTCCCATGACAGGCGCGCGTCCTGCTCCATTCGTCCCATGGCCTTGCGCGCGGTCGGGTCGCTCGTCACGCCGCCGGAAGACGGCGCGCCGCCACCTCCTCGCGTCTCGCCGCCCTCGTCCATGAGCGTGGCAACGAACCCCATGCGTTCGTAGCGCCACTTGGTCAGCTCGAGCCACGCCCTCGCGGGCACCTCCGCGCCGTCCACGATCATCGGCCACCGCCAACGTCGATGCGCTCGATGCGGACGAAAATGCCGCATGGGTCGCTCCAGACCTTCGTCAGGTGCTCCTCCACGATCAGCGCGTCGTCCTCGATGACGTTGCATCGTCTCAGGCAGTCGAAAAACGTCTTCGCCAGGTTGTCGAGGTCTGGCACCTCGTCCATGGGTTCGCCGTTCGCGTGCGTCCCGTTGGTCGGGAAGCACCACGTCACCTTGGCCCTGAGCTTGCCGCCCATGGGCATCGATGGTGCAGACGGCCTCACCCTCGCGCAGATGGCGTCCTCCGCCCTGAGCAGTCGGTCGCTCTTGCCGATGAAGTGGTGTCCGCTCGACCGCCTGCGCACGCAGAGGTCGTTGTGCGTGGTCTTCGGCGGGTTCATCGCCATGAACGTCTGCCATGCGAGCGGCGAGCTCGGCACGACCTGCGCCATGGTCGGCGCGGTCTCCGCGCTACTCATCGTTGCCGTCCAGAGGCAGGCGCTCCTGCGTGCGCGCGATCGAGACGAGAACCTCCTCGCCTGCCATGGTCGCCATCTGCAGCGCGAGGTAGAGCATCTCCGGCCCCATGGTCAGCGTGACGGTAGCCTTGTCCTTCGCGACGAGGATCTTGTCGAACGTCGCGGTCGTGATGATTGACTTGCTCATGGTCTCTCCTTTGTCCGTTGTCCGTGAGCACGGCGCGGGGCGTCGTGGCTTGCGGTTATGCACGC